TCCATTCTTCCGAAGGTGAAAGGTTTACAATCTGTAGTAGTTTCTCTTCTTTCATGAAGGTAGTAACCCCCAAATTGAGAATGCAAAAATAGAACAGAGACAAAAAGTCTCCATTCCGTTTTTAAGTTGTATTATCTTTTCCTTAGACATTATAATGCAGTTAAAAGCATTATGCCAAAAGGTAGAAAGAAAGGAAGAGTCATAAGCACTAGAAATTCGATACCGTCAACAACACTTCTTTTAGTCTTTCGACTTGCATGGTTAACTTCTCTAGCTTTTCGTACCATGCTCTTTGCAAAATAAGTTGCTGTGGTCATGGTTTTTTCCGTAAAGTTATATAAACAAATTGTATAATCAGATATAAGTCCGAGGATACGCACTTATTTAGTAAGATTGAAAACCTAACAAATACTAATGGATAATTTTTTCTTTAATTGCTTCTTCATATAGTCTAACATCTTCATCTGAGACGTTATCATATTCAGCTTCCATTGCATCAAGTTGTTCATCAGTAAATGTAGATACAAGACTATCAATGGTTTTTCTTATTTCTTCTTGTTTTGGTAAAGTGTTGGTTAGGGGTATACTTCCAGTCTCAACCATACTTAACCACTTAGATGATGCTTCATCATAGAATGGTATAAATTGTTTATTCATTTCGTTCCTATGCATTACATCTCCATAGTCAACTGATAATATTGCATCTGAGGATAGAGGTGCATAAGGAAAGAACGTTGCAAGAGTTGTCTTTGTTGTGGTGATTGAAAGTTGACATATCATAGGCAATGTAACTTTAAGACCTTTAGGGGTCTCTCTGACCATTCCGACAATCTCAGTTCCAGTTCTAAGTTTTACTACTTCGTATTTTAATTCGTCTATTAGGTCTGAGGGTTTTGTCATTTTAAATCAAATTGCCTTATTTCGTATGTAAAGTTCTCTTCGTTGTATATATTTATACGTTCTTTAAGGTGGTTGAGAGTATGATTGTTACATTGTAAGTCATCTGATATATCAAACAACTTCATAGTATCTTTCCCATCTGCTTTACGAAGACCTCTACCAATAGACTGTAGGTTTCTTATTCTTGATTTTGATGGGGATGCAAAGACGACATTGTCTATCTTCTTAATATTTACCCCAGTAGAGAAAGTTCCGTATGATGCAAGTATGACATTGTCATTTGCCTTTTCGACTAGGGTTCTAACCTCTTCCCTGTCCGTTACATCCGTTCCACCATATACATAGTGTAACTTATCCCCTAACCTTTTAAACATCTTACCGTGCAATACAGCCCCGTGTTTCTCCACATATTGGAACAAGACTAGGGTATTACCTTTAAGAGAATAAACTAGGTTACATATAAATTCGTTTCTACTATCATTCGATACCAAGTAATCCATCTCTTCTTGGTATGTCATTTTTTTCATTTTAGTATGACGTAGTATGACACAATCTATAGAAAGATTTGCAATCGTTCCCTCATCCATCAATTCTTTTGTAGTTATGACCTTTTTAACAGGGCCGAACAATCCTTCAAGTTGTAACCTGTGAACCTCTGTCCCGTCTAATGTTCCTGTAGTTCCTATACGGATTGCAGTCTTCTTCATCTTCTCTAAGATACCCTTCAAAACATTTGCTTTGAATAAGTGTGCTTCGTCACCGACAACCATATCAAAAGACTCTAACACCTCCTTGGGAGCTTTTGCGAAAGATTGCCATGTGGTGACTGTTATGGGTGCATCAAATACTTCTTGACCACTGTAGATTTTACAGACACGTTCAGTGTATCCATACTCTTGAAAATCTTTTGTCATCTGTTCTACTAGTGATGTAGTAGGAACAATGATAACTGTTTTTACATCATAGTATCGTGCTAACATATAAATGATGAGAGACTTACCACTTGCAGTGGGTGACAATAACAATTGTCTACCATACTTAACTGCAGATGCAAATGCTTCTAATTGATAATCTCTAGGTTCGAATGGTAGATTCAAATCTTTAATATTAAATTCTTTTAGTTTATGTTTGTGACCAATAACATCTTGAATACCCTCAAAGTCGAATCCTCGTTCTCTACAGAACTCATCTACGTATGGAAGTAATCCGATATAAATCTTATGGGATTTTATTGAGAATAGATAGACCTTACCATCCCACCATTTGTTTCTGTAGGAAGGCATGAACTTTGCGCCTGGAACTTTGAATGAGAAGAAGTCATGTAAATCTTTTGCAAGACCATCATCACAATCAACGTGCATGAAGACTTCATCCACTTTGGAGACGGTGACTTTCATTTACTTGTAGGGATACCCACATAACCAACCAACCAGTGAAATCCTTGTTCCTCTTAATAGAGGGGTTACTTGGTGATGTAGAAATGATGGGAATATGATTAAAGAACCTTTTTGTTTTGCAGAAAATGGAGCTTGTATAACAAAGTCTTTCATGTCTCTTGTATAGTCTCCTTCAGTAAGGGTATCTTTTGAACGTATGTCTTCCATCCATTGGAAGTTTCCACCCTCGTAATCTTCGGGGTCGGATAACTGAATAGTATAACTGAGTTTTCTCATCATACCATTATGTTCATATGGTCTTGGGCCTGCATCAGTGTGCCATGTGTAAAAGTCTCCAGTAACCTCTGCATCGGGTCTATGGTGGTAAATGGTATATTGATTTTTTTCTTGGTACTCAAATTCAAAATTCCATCCACTGTCTTTTTGTGCATGTTCTACAGCTGCATACAACTTATCTAATAAAGGTTTAGGTAATTGGTCTTCACACCACCTTACATCAGATTGTCTTATTCTATTGTTTGTCTCACCACCCTTGTCTAATTCTTCTGCATCGGGGTCACCTTGATTACCCTGTCCTATTTGACCTTCCATAACAGGATACTGTTGTGCATGTTGATGTATCTGCTCGACTTCTGCATCGTCAAATAACATAGGGATAGTGTAACAGTAATTTTCTAATATCATTATTGTCCTGCCATGAACTTTCTCCAATCAATCGTGTTACGGATTGTTTGGTGTCTCCAAGTAATGTTTTGCATACACTCTTTAAGGAAATCTATAGTTACTTTTAAATACTCAACTTTTGCATTCATTTCTTGCAAATCTTTATCTGCATTAAAGAATATCTGCATGTCATTCTTCATAATTTTTAGACCATCAAATGGGTCGGGATTCCAACCTCTAGCTTTGACTTCGTCTTCGGACATTTTACCATTGAACCACAACCACTTATCTTTAAGTAAATCGTTGTATTTGTTTTGGTATTGTTTGGATACAAGTATCTTACTGGTTAGTAAGTCTTGATATTTTGCGTGGAGTTTTGGGACTTCAAGGGATGCATTATCCAATTGGATGTCATCTATCTCACAATCTTTTGCCCACTGTATTTTCAATTCGTCTAAGTTCATAATCTATTATACCACATATATAGGTATTTAGTAAGGTATTTTAGGAGACGGATTCTATTTCGTAATATCCGAATCTAAATTCTACTGTAGTTGTAACGGGGTCTGCATCTGCACCACTTTCTAATTGTAGTCCACTTATACTTATTGGGAAACAATCATGAAATCTAAAGAACCTATTAGGTACATTTTTGTTAGTGTTTGTTACGAGTGTAATGTCTGAGTATTGACTTAGGTCACTATCTGCACCTGAAGAAATATTAGTTTCTGTTGAAGTGGACTGTGTAATTTGTTTGTATAACAATGGGTCTCTAACAGGAACAATTGCATCCATCCAATCATAAATCTCTTTAAAGTTCACTAGGTCTTCATCTACTAAGAACTCGACTGACATTGTTTCGTAATACACTTTATCGCCTGGAAAATATGCATCAAGTCCAACACCTGCCGCTTGAGTAACTTCTGTAAATGTTAAGCCTGGAATATTCACTGACCTTACATAGTATTCTACGTTAGGACACTTATCAATGATAAGTTTGAAATTATTCTTATTAAGAAGTGATTTGTTAATATCAACCATTTATTTTTAGTATCCGTTTAGACGAAGAAGTATCGAAATAATCACTATCTCGATACTCTCTCGTTGTAGTTTCTTCACATAGATAACCATCTTTGATTAACGTTGTAATGGTCTTACGACTTAATACATTCGTTGTCTCTTCCCCATTAGGAAACGTTTTTGCTTCCCAAGGCCCTTCCATCACATTCACTTGTTTATCATACATAATTATCTCCGTGTACTACTATTTAGGTTACTTCTCTGTAACAAACTCATTAAGTTGTCTAGCAGTTCTAATAACTTCTTCACCAGTGATTTCTCTTAAAGGTAAAGGTTTCTTATCATTGGGGAATGAATCGTTGTGTGCATAGATAGCGTCAACTTCCCTCTGATAATTAGAGGTCAAAAGACCTTCTGATAGTGATAATAAGTCGGCTCTGATTTCGAACCCTGATTTTGTTGAATTACTCATATTTTTCTCCGTGTGTATGTGTAAGTACTGTATTGTACCTTGTATTTAGTGCAGTTAAAAGGTTGACAATGACCCTCATTTTTTGGTATACTATGTATATAATGAGGAAATCAGATATGAAAAAAATAAAAAAACTTGGACTATTGGATAAGGACTTTCTACAAGGATTGTCATTGTTTGTATTTGCACTTATAACTAGTGGTGTTTCATGAAAAGGAAAAACATAATTTTTGACATTGATGGAACTATTGCAGATATGCAACATAGGAGACATTTTGTTGAACAGACACCAGCAGATTGGAAAGCATTTAAAGAACACACGGTTCATGATGTTCCTAATCAGTGGGTTGTTGATATTGCAAAAAGGTTTGTTGAACAAGGAGAGAGGGTTGTATTCTTCTCTGCAAGGAATGAGACCGAAAGAGATATCACTGAACAACAGATTAGAGATTGGGTTGGTATTGCAAAACCCGACTTGTTCTTGAGAAAAAACGACGACTTTAGGTCTGATGATGTTTTTAAATCAGATATTGCAGATTTGTTTGAAGAGCATGTTGGTAAAATTGACATGGTCTTTGACGATAGGAATTCTGTTGTTGAGATGTGGAGACAAAGAGGATTGAATGTTATCCAAGTTGCAGACGGTGATTTCTGATACTGCAACGTGTTTCTGCAAGACCAAAAAAAAGGGACTCGAAAGAGTCCCTTTTAGTATCTAATAAATTAGACTTATAGAATGTTGCTAACAGCAAATTTTCTATAATATTGGTTAGTACCAGCAGTCGCCATACCATCACGGCCTGAAACGTTAGCTGTATCAACGAATGGGTTTGAAACCATACCGTATCTAGTTTTGAAACCAATTTTTGGTTGGAATGTATTCTCACCAACTGCACGAACCATTTGTAATGGAACGTAAGGGCAATAGAACATACCAGCGTCATATGGGTTTGCACCCCTATAACCAACTGTCAAGTAATCAACACCAGCATATGGGTCGATGTATACTTTTACTCTACCGTTTAAGATACCAGCAAATGTATTGCCAGTGTCATCAACGTTTAAGTTAGTTGACAAAGCAGGAGTGTAATCTAATACACCTGCCATTGAAAGAGCAGAAGCTACGTCTGAAGAACATAGAATAAAGTTACCTTTACCTCTTCTTGTTTCTTTAGCTATCTTGTTAGATTCTCTTTCGATTTGGAATAAAAGACCTTTGAATTTCTCTACAGACCATCTTCCGTTTGCATCAACGTCAAGGTTGAAAGTTCCAGCAACAGCAGTTGCTTGAGCTCCAGTTTTTCCTTGGATGTTAACATTTCTGATAACTTCTCTGTTGATTTCAGCAAGAATTTCTGATGAAAGAATATTCGCTAGTTCTGATTCCGCGTCAAGACCGTGGATTGCTTTGAGGTCTTGTGCTAATTCTAATGTGTACTCTGCTTTTAATGCTCTTGATTTTGCAGTAACAGTAGCTTTCTCAATTGAGAATGCCATCTGAGCAAAACCGTTTCCAGCTGCATCACCAAGTGATTCTGCTGAAGCCGTTGACATACCAGCACCTGTATCTGATGCATATGCACCAGCAAAAGGGTCACTCGATTTAGTGGCTAAAGGGCCATCTGCAATCGGGTTTGGTTCGGCAGTGTTAGAATACTCAGTATTTGCTTCATTGAATAAAGCTTCTGATTTTCCTTCTCTACCTTGGGTCGCATAGTCATTATACCTTGCTTTCATAGCAAAGATAAGTCCTGTTGGGCCTGTCATTGGTTGAACACCGCAAATGTCGTAAGCAACGAGATTTGGCATAGCTCTTCTAACTAGGGATATTAAAATCGGGTCCCAGTTTGAAATAGCTGTTCCAGTACCATTCATAGGAGCAGCTTCTGAGAGAGATGCTCTGTCTTCTGACATCGCTTTCTCTTGGTTCTCAAGAATAACTGCAGTAACCGCACGCTTGTAGTTGTCTTCGATTTTAGGTAAATCGGAGTGTTCTAGAATCGGCTGCCACTTTTCTTGTAAGTTTTCTGATAAAAACATATTATTTCCTTTTTCTTAGGTTATTAACCTAATGGTTTTAGTTTACTAATCGCAGATGAATATCTTGCAATAGTTGGGTCTAGAACAGTCTCAGAACTTTCGTCCTCATATGTTCCAGTTCCTTCCATTACTAGAGTTTCTTCTACTATAGAATCTACATCAGTTGGAAAATAAGCTTCTTTGATTTCTAATACTTTGCTTCCAAAGTCTTCGGCATCTTTAAAGTCTATACCATTTGATAAAGATTCTAATTTCTCTTTTTGTGATTCTGAAAGACTGTTACCAGCTTCTCTTACCACATTACTTCTCTTGAGTGTATCTAACTCTTCAGTGATGTCCATATTTCTACTAACTTCACCGTCAAGTTTTTGTTCCATCTCATCGAGACGATTTGCAAGTTCATCGATAACATTGTACTTATCTTCAGGTACTTCAACATAATGTTCTGTGAACAATGTTTTTAGACCGTTAATAAATCCTTCTGTCATCTCTGACCTTAAACCCCTTTCTATTGCAAGTTCGTTTTCTTTCGTCCACTCTTCTGCACAATATGATAGATACTTATCAACTGCTTCCGCAAGGTCGCCTTTAACTTCTTCTACTGAGGTTTTAAAATTTGTTGAATACTGAACGTTTAAACTTTCTGTTACTTCTGCAACTTTTGAAGTCACTGCAGCTTTAAAGATTGTTTTTGCCTTTTTAGCATTCTCTTCTGAAAGTTCTAATGCTTCTGAGATTGCAGATAGGTCGTCATCTATTCCAATTTCAATTAGAGATGATTCTATTGATGCAGACTCTTTAACGTCTTCATCTTCATCTTCGTCATCATCACCTTTCTTCTTACCTTTTAACCAAGGTGGCATTTTTCCTTCTTCGACTTCGTCTTCGTCGTCTTTCTTGCCATTCTTCTTGTCTATTGCTTTTTGCAAAGCAGGTGGTAATTTTCCTTCTTCGACTTCGTCTTCGTCGTCGTCGTCTTTCTTTGCTTTCATTTTGTCTTTTACGTCTGCAACTTCTTCTTCATCCATTGCTTTTAAAGACTCAACTACTTTTCTTGCACATTCTGCTTTAGTCAAGGTCTCGTCAATCTCTTCTTCTGAAACTGTTCCCAGTATAGAAGTGATTTCTTCTTTAGTCATTTCCTTCATGTTGTTGACGATAGCCTTGATAGATTCCATTTTAGATACAGGTGCATCTTCATTAGAGTCTTCTTTAACTTTTTTAAGCTTTACTTGCTTCTCAGCAGGAGATTCACCTTTCTGTTGAGCGTCACCGCTAACTTCTTTGGTTCCTTTCTCTGCACTTTTTACTGATGCAATTGCTTTGTCAACAGGATTTTCTTCAGGTTTGACGACTTCACCTTTTCCACCTTCAATTGAAGCTGCATCTGATGAACCTTGCTTTACAGGTTTTGAGTCACCCTTCTCTGCTTTAGTATTAGGCTGCATGCCTTCTGCTATTGCTTGTTCTAGGTTATTTTCTAAATCTGCCATTTCTTTCTCCTGTTTGAATACTTTATTTATATTCTCTTTTTTATTTATATATTAAAGGTTTTCAACGAACCTTTTCCATAGATTTAACTTAGTTTCTTCCAATTTACTAAGTTTTGCAGTTTTTAATTCTCTCTGCATTGACTCAGCATCTACTGCTCTTAAGATACCACTTTCCATAATCCACTCAACACCTTCCATAATTCCTTCTACGAAGGCTTCGGGTGCTGATGGGTCTGCAACGATATCAGCAGCAGTTGCTAATTGAAAGTCCCCTTTCACGTATTGAGCTCCACCCTTTTCTTCCAAGGAACCTAATCCTCTAGATGAAACTCCTAATTTAGCACCGTCATCTAACAAATTTCTTACGATTTGTCCGTTTGGTGTGCTTAAAATTTTTGCTTTTCCGATATAGTTATTACCATCTGCTTCCAATGATTGGATTAGATGTGACACTTTATCTAAATTGATTGTTGGGCCTTCAGGATGACCTAATTCACCGAATGCACGTCCTTTTTCAATAAACTCTTCTCTGTAACGGTTTACTTCTTTGTCCATAATAGCTTTAGGGTATACACGTCCGTTTCTGTTCTTTATTTCAGACTGCATAAAAACACCTTCGATGAAGTATTCTTTTTCACCCTTTTCGTTTTGTTCGACTATCACTTGGTCTAGTCGATAATCATTATATTCAGATATTAATTTCATCTAATATTTCCCCTATTGATATTCCTTCTTCGGACATTTGACTCATAACTTTTTTGATTGACTTCATCTCTTTCTGAGCTGATTTCAAATCTTTATAAGGCATATCTCCACTAAATTTGTTTCCGTCCATATACACATCAACTTTATTTCGTTTGTTCTGTACATAAACGATGTTTACTTTCTTCCCACCAATCTTTGCAGTTTCTTTAGACAACTCTGTCTCACCCGATGCAATTTTAAATTGTGCTTCGTGTAAGATTTGAGACATCTCTGCAAAAGTCTTCATTAGACCTCTAAATCAGTGTTATTGTTTACCCAGTCTACTTGCATTTCGACTCTTTTCATATCAACAGTCTCAGCGGCTGCATCTTTCATACCAGTGAATACTGATTCTTTTGCTTTATCAAAAGACCCTGCTTCAATTTGGTCAACTATTTTCTTTGCTATTTCACTACTCATTAGTAATCTTCTCCATCGAAGTCATCTTCGTCACCACCCTCTGTCTTTTCTTTAGCCATTTGGGTATCAATTAATTTAATGTCCTCTTCGGACTGCATTAAAATATATTTTCTAACATACTCTTTAGAATAATATTGTCCAACATATTCACCTACCTGCGATAGAACATCCATTCTATCTCTCAACAGTTCAAACTCTTTAAGTTCTTTAAAGTGGTTGTCTGTCTCAAAGTTATACAACAAAAAGTCTTTAACTTTATCAAATTCTTCTGCTTTAACGATATCCTTTAACACTAATTGTGTTCTTAGAATATCAGTAAATATTCTTGAGAATTTCTTCTGAAGTCTGTTCGTAAATTTATTGAACTTAACTTCATCTCTAGAAATCTCTGCAGACCGTCCCATGTTGAAACCATTATCGGATTCCATTCTTGAGACTGGAACATTCAGTGAACGATATAGTTTCTTCTTGAAGTATTCTATATCTTCTATCTCTGAAAGGTTCTGTCCGCCTGGTAAGGTCTCAATCTGAGTTCCTCTACCACCCTCTCTTCTCGGTAACCAAAAATCTTCCAACATACTCATATGTTTTCTGTCATCTTTGATTTCCCCTGTATCTGCATTGTAAATAAGTTTATTTCTATACTTATTCATCACATCTGCAAGGTACTGTTCTGCC